TAAGTCTTTTTATTTGTAATTTCTAAAAGTACCTTTGGTTTAGGACGGCTCAAAACTCATGCTCCATTAGTAGTGCACAAGTATTTACCAGAATTATTAGAAAGTTCCGCCGTCCATATTGATGACAATAGTTTCTTCTGATTTAGCACTGGCAATTTCGTCCAGCTCGCCTGCTAGTCTAGTCATTACCACACTGAGACTATTCTGCAAATCAGCAACTTCTTTGATATTCAATGTGAGATTTTTTTGGTTAGACTTGATAGCAATGCGAGCCTTTTCTAAAAAATCTTCAATTGGTAATGTGTTTAATTGTTTCATGATTTATTAATTGTATTTAACATAGCCTTCATTTCCGCTTCGGATTTAAAAGGTCCATGAAATGGATAGCGTTCCAATGTAATCAATTTAGGGCAAAAGGATTTGACCCAGCCTTTGCGGAATTTGATTACATAGTATCCTGCACAATATTGGCTCTTACTCTTGGCACTTTTAGCATATAGCGGAAGTTTCTGTTTAACACTATACACAGGCTCAAATGGTTTACTGCTACAGGGAAAATCATAAATGCTATAATTTTTTGATTCGGCAGCATCCTTCTTGATCTTCTTAATGCTTTCTTCAAAGACCTCGATACCGAATTGTGCTTTGACTTCTGCTAGATCTTTGAAACTGATCTGCTTACCATTTTTTAAAAATGTATAACCCTTCTTGGCCTTGCTGATAGAGCCAATTTTACTAGCTCCGTCTCGGACCAACCATTCCTTATTTGGAATCAATACCTTGGCTGTTGAATTCATAGTGTATACCTTGCGTTTAATGGTTCTGCGTAACTTTGTACTTGCTCACTGATCTTAACCAGACTATATTCCGAACAGAACTTTAACAATCTGATACCGACTTGCGGAATACTTTTTTCCGCCTGTGTAGCAGTATCGATTGTTTCTTTAATCAATTGTTTAATGTTATCGGGCTGTGCTGACAGGTCACATAGAGTAACATTACGATTATAGTCATCTAGAACACGATGCTCAACACCTTCGTGATCAGTCCAACGCTGAAGCATCATATTGTTCCAATTATATCCGCGGCTGTCTCGATCGGCAAAGGCGTCACGGAGACCAACTTTATTCTTTGTCCCTTTCTCACGAACTCCCGGATAAGCAGAAAAGACGTTGTCGGAGGTGTCGCCACGCATACACTTTTCGAATAGTAACCAGCTCGGATCCGGTGCGCCTTTGACTTGTTTAGTTTTGTTATCAATGACAGGCTTACCTTTGGCATCAAAATATCCTTCATGTGTTGTGGTAATTTCCATAACGCCGTTATATTGTTGAACATTTGGAGCAATTAGTTGTGCGAAGTCGCCATCTGTTGAAATAATAACATGGTTGTCGTTAGGATGGCTTTGAATGAAGCCGGCGATTAAATCATCTGCTTCGAGTTGTGGATGTTGCAATACTGTGGTGTTGGTTTTGTCTCGAATGAATTCTTTGAACTGATCAAACGTTTCCCAAAAGACACGATCTTCTTCTTGTTCGCGAGGACTTTGAGCAGCACGAGCATCCGAACGCTGGCGCTTATAAGGAGTATAGAAGTCCTTACGCCACGAACGACCTTCGAGTGCGAATATGACATGGTCGCCTTTAAAATCACGCCACGCTTTACGCACACTGCTCAATACAGTATGAATACTCATACCTACTTTATCTTCTGTAGAACCACGAATAACATGCCGGGCACGAAAGAATGTATTAGCAGTATCTACCAGAATGTATGTCTTTGACATTAATAAACCTCAGTTTTTCCATCATCACGTAATGCACGATTGACATAACCCGCACCGCGACGGCTCATATCAACACCTTCTTCACCGCCGACATTGCGACATAGTTCAGTAAACCATTGATCAACAACTTCTTCGTCAGTATCGCCGGTATAACCAGCACTACGTAATTGTACTACAAAATACTCGTTCCAGTCAAGCTCAAAGAATCCATTGCGTAGATTATCTTTATTAACATGAGTATCCATTACAGCTACCCAAGGCTCTTTGGCTTCGGTGGCAATCTCTTTTGGAGTTTTAGCTTTTTCGATTAATTTGGCTTCAGCCTCTTTAATTTTACTAGCCATTTCTTCTGCGGCTTTTTTAGCAGCATGAGCTTCTTGTTCGAGTTTGTCTAGGCCTAGCGCCTTCTTAATAAAATTTTTCATAGTTTACCTTTTTAATTGCCAAATTAAATGTTCGTGTTTGTTGTGCCACCTATATAGGTATATAGGATCACCCGGGCCAGTAATCATTTTAGTAAATTTATAGCCCTTTTCTAACCAAATCCTTTTTCCTGTTAAAGCACAGCGTTTAGGAAAAACTGCAAATTTGTATTCAACACTTGCGGTTTTGTAAAACCATAGGTCATCTGATGTTGTATCATTATAATTCTTACCAAACATCATTTGCCTTCGTATGCCGGATTTGGAATATCTAACTCAAATATATGGAACTTGTCTTTACTATCGGTAGCACTAGCAACCAGTAGTTCCATTGTTCTATATTTTTCTGCTTCCTCTCAAGTAAAATAAAACCCAGTCGCTCCGCCGCCAGGACTAGCCGTACCTGTAGGATACAGATAAAAGTTAGGTGATTGTTTTAACAACATATACACCTTTAGAAACTTTGGAGCCAGCAACGGTTCGGACATCAAGTGCCCCACTCGTTCTTAAACAATGGCACTTGTAGTCGATCACTGTAACGCCAGCCTCGCTTCATCGCGGCAAGGGCAACAGATCTAGCATTGAGAGTGTACACAGACTCAACACCGCCAACAGGCATAAGGTATATGTGACCTGTAAAGCCCGCTTTTCTAAATTCGTCAACTGCTCGTTCTGCATCTTTAATATCCTCTTCTGTTGCTACTACTAGTTTCAAATATGTTGTTCCAACTTCTTCGTATGTACAAACAATTTCAGGCTTAATGGCATCTTCCCACTTTTCGCCACTCGCCGGCAATTTAGCACTCACTGAAAATGTAATTTCGTTATCAAACCCATTACCTGCCCAATTGTGTAAGTATTCTCTAAACTCGGGAGTGAACTGTTGAGTACCGTTGGTCTCAAATGTAATTTCTTTAAGACCTGCCATCTTGGGATGATCCAACAAGTCTGGGTAAGCACGTTGCCAACCTAGCAATGGTTCGCCGCCTGTAATAACAAGATGTTCATCTTTCCATTCACCGTGCGGAATAATTTCCATAATGCGATTGGCAATGGCATCTGATGTAAGCATAGGACTCAAGTCCTTGAAGTCAGGATGCCAGCTAGCGTAACTATCACAACCAGTTGACACTAGCGGCAAATCTTCATATTTTGTAAACATATGAGCCACTTGAGCAAGTTCTTCTGCTTCTGTGCTCATCTCCCCGCGAGGCATACCAAATCCAGCGCATTTAAAATTGCAGCCGAATGTACGAAGGAATACACTGGGAACTCCCATATACCGGCCTTCTCCCTGAATGCTGTAAAATAATTCTGCGATTTTAATCTTGCTCATATATATTAGACCATTTCTTTAGTTTTTCTTTTTTAGCAGCAGTAGCGGCTTTTAAGTTATGATATGATATTACATCCAACTCATGTAGAATGTCAATCATTGCGAGTACATCNCCTAACTCTTCTTCTAGGTGTTCTTTGTTTGTTTTTGGTTTGCCAGGCTTGAAATTATTTAGGCCGAAGCGACTAATTTTACTAATAGCTTGGATTACTTCTGCACATTCTTCTTGTAGAATGTCCATTACTTCTTTGGTTCTCTTATCCATTGTTTGCTCGATCTGTAAGGTATTGTTCATTATGAATCCACTTGTTGTTGACTAAAAATCCCCATTCACGCCGTTGCGGCCCGGGCATAAAGCAGGTCCATGCTGTTACATTGGGATCCAATTCAATGCGATGGTATGAAGTAGGTTTGCAAATACGAAAATGACCAGGACCACGCCAATGACGAATTTCTCCAATTTTTTCTCCTAGGCTATTAAATTTTGGAACCCATTCATAGTAGCCACCCCGTAAAATAAGCGTGGCATAGGGCCATGGGTGATCGTGAACATCGTCAGGGTCACTCTTTAAAAACTTGTGGATAAAGATATTGAACGGAAATGCTTTACGATCTTTAAGGAAAACATAATAGCGTTCTAGATACGGTTCATTTTCTTCTCGATCCATAATAATACGCTTACGACCAATTTTATCCAAGAAGTTTAAAAAGAATTTCATTTTAAATTTTTCAATAAGTTAGTTGCACTAAAAAACTGTTCAGTTAAATCTTTAGCTTGTTTCTTAACCTGCGGCACTTGTTGATTATAAAAATTCATAGTTTGAATGATTAAGGCACACAATTCTTGTCTGTGAGCTTCGTAGGCTTCGAAACTTTCTGTCCACTCACTAGGGTACTTGAATCCGCTGTAATACATTTCTGTATATGACAATCGATCTGGCACCATAGGGATAGCATCTACCATAGCACCTTCGTAGCAACTAATGCCCAGTGTTTCCTGTAGATTAGCACT